ATGTCTAATCCACGAGACTATTACGACTGCCACAGCCTTATATCTGAGGAAATCTTTACTGATCCTTTAAATAGGAAGATATATAAGGTGGTATCAGATAAGTTAGATAAAGGAGATAAGGCTGATATGATAATCATATCCTCTGCTATTAAAGATCCTCTTGTGGATCTCAGGGTGGCTGAGTGTATGAACTCAGATTATTACGCTTATATAACAAAGAATATGGTCTTATACTTGTCGCAAGAAGATAAGAAGATAAAACTTAAAAAATTAGCAGAACTCACTACAAAAAAGATAGATAATGGTGATGACTTGTTTAACGTTATAGAGTTTGTAGAGGAACAGATGAAATCTATATCTGAAGTTAGGGGTAGTGATATTCCTGATATTAAAAAACAATTAAAGGTGTTGCATGATGATATAAGAAGGAGAATGGATTCTGATAACATGGTGGGTTTACCTACAGGTTTTCAATCAGTAGATAAGTTTACTGGTGGGTGGCAAGAGACTGACTTTATTGTTATCGGTGGTGCGTCATCTATGGGTAAGACATCACTTGGTTTAGCCTTTTGTTATAATTGTGCCAAATCAGGAATACCTGCCGCCATATTCTCTTACGAGATGGGGGACACCCAACTACTACAAAGGTTAGTATCTTTAGAGAGTGAGGTAAATAATAGGTATATAATGAAGGGTGCGTTAGAAAGCACTGAGCTTAATAGGGTTGACAAGGCTATAGGTAAACTTGAGGGTGTTAGTTTATTTATAGACGAGTGTAAAGATTCATCTCTTAGGTATCTACTGAATAAGATTAGGCAGTACGTTATAACTAAAGATGTTAAGTTTGTTCTTGTAGATTACCTACAACTTGTTAAGGGCAGTGGTACCTCTAGAGAGCAAGAGGTGGCTATGGTGGCTCGTGAACTTAAAAACTTAGCTAAGGAGTTAAATATAACAATAGTGGCTCTATCCCAACTTAGTAGAGGTGTAGAACGTAGAGATGGGTGTAGACCTACTCTTTCCGATCTTCGTGAGAGTGGTGAGATAGAACAGGCATCTGATATTGTTATGCTTGTGTATAGACCTGAATACTATGGCATTATGACTGATGATAGTGGAAGGTCAACCGAAGGTCTTGTAGATCTAATCTTTGCTAAAGGTAGGAATATAGGTACTGGAACACTACCTCTTAAGTTTAAGAAGGAATACACTAAGTTTATAGATCCTCAGGATTATACTGAGAAGTATATATCTGCTCAACCCTCAGAATCTTTTTAGGTATGGAAGTAGATTTTAATTTTGTTATAGACTTTATAGTCGGTATTATATTTATTATTTGGCTTATTGAAGAATTAATTAACTCTTTAAGATGAGGAAAGAAATATACCACGCTACAGTTCATTATAGATGGAGAACTCTAAGATTTGTAAAAGGAGTAGAGAAGCCTGCTAAGAAGTGGAAGGAAGCCACTCACAGGACATGTATTACTGAGCTTGACCCTGAAAAGCTACAGAATGTTAAGCATTTTATAAGGGGTTTAGAGATAAAGCATAAATCAACTAACGACATACAAATAAAGATAGATCGGGTAACTGATTACGAGTTTATATGTATGTCTCATGACGTTCATTAGAAGGTGTAAATATGAAATTATATTGTAAAAATTGTGATAAAACCGTTGAAGTTAGTAAATTTACAATGAAAGTAGTTGATAATAAGGTTATTAAGCCTGAATCAATTTGTAGTTGTGGAGAGCAAATGCAAGACCTTTCAACTTACAACGGGCTTGGTGGAATAATAAAAAGACCAGGTGGCAGAGTAAGAGGTAAAAAGTAATAATTAAATTTTATAATTATGGAAGACTTTAAAGCAATTCAATGGGGTTGGGAAAAACAAAACCCTCTAGGTATGAGAAGTGAAGAACATATAGCTTTCTTACTTAGTAAGTATAACGAGGGTAAACCTGAGTCAGAACACTTAACAACTATGGCTCAGTTAAACAGAGCCTTATTAAAAGAAGAATCTGAAAATCTAAATAATTAAATTAAATTAAACAATTAAATTAAATTAAAATGGCGATAATAGCAATATCAGTCGTCTGTGTTATATCTATTGTTATAGCATGGAACATGGTAAATTATTCTAAACAAATTAAAGAACATGAAAGGGATAATCAAAGACGTGCTTCAAGTAGCGAAAAAAAGAAATCTAAACCTAAACGTAGTCCAAAGGTTTCTAAAGATCAAGTATCGAATAAACGCAAGTATAAGAACGCTAAGAAAAAGGCTGTCGAATCTAAAGTAAAGAAAAATGCAGGAAGAAATAAGAAAAAAGTGTGATGAGATCAGGGATCTTCTCGTAGAGAAAAACAAATCCTATGGCAACTCAGTGTTTGACAAAGGAGTTTTGTTTAACGTTGACCCTATGTATGCTATTCAGGCTCGTATAAACGACAAGCTTAATCGTATAAAAAGTAAAGAAACTTATATGAGTGAGAATGACCTCATGGATCTTACAGGTTACCTTATACTTCTTCAGGTTTATATGGACGAGGTTGATAAAAGAATGAGTGAAGCTATTAAATCTGCTGAGCCATATAAAAAAGGTGAGACACCATTTACTTACGAGTGGTCTATAAATGGTAAAGATGAGGCTTGAGCCTAGATTTGAGAAGCAAGAGGATAGAGAAAGAGAGGCTGAAACCCTTCGTATCCTCCTTGAGGGAAAAGACTTAACCTTTGAGCAATTAGATAAATACGCTCCAGTAGACGCTGAGATTATAGACAACAAAACCATGAAGGTTGTGTCTTTATGTGAGGTTAAAACCATGAGTCTCAACATGGAAAACATAGAGAGGGTTAGAACTTCGGTAAGAAAGATACAGCATTGTCAAAAAGAAGCCCTTCATAAAGACTTACCTTTATGTATAGCGTGGAGATTTTTAGATGGAATTGGTTATATTTGGATGCACGAAATAACAAAAGCCACAGTTGAGTGGGGTGGTATGAAAAACCCACGACCAGGATCTATATGGGATAGAGAATTGTTGTTCTATATAGACATAGATTTACTAACTATAATTAAATTTTAGACATGAACAAGGATCAAAAAAACAAAGAACAGCAGATTAGAATATTAAAGTTTGACTGCGAGATGAGAGCTAGAGTGTTAGAGATAGCCTCAGAATTACCAACAAGTAAAAATGCTAAGTCCCTATTGGAAAATGCAGATAAGTTGGCTAAGTATGTATTTGGTATGCCAGATCAACCTAAGGAAAAGAAATAATTCGTATCTTGCGTGTTATAATATAACGTAATATGGCACAAAATAAATTAGCTGGAAAGATTAATGGTAAGAGTAACAGCTCTAAGCATTACGCTAAAAACCTTAAGTCTAGAAAAAAGAAAAACCAGTACGATAAAGAGTATTCCTCTTCTGAGGAAAGAAAAAAATATCGTGTTAAGTTAAATCTTTTTAATAGAAAGAAGGGTAAGAAGGGTGATGGTAAAGACGCTTCTCACACTAAAAATGGTGGGCTAGTTATGGAGAGTCAATCTAAAAACAGAGCAAGGAACAGAGGAAAGAAATAATTATTTTCGTAACTTGCTTTGATGCGATTCAAAAGAAGAAAGGGAAAGCAAATAACTAAAGCTAAGAAACACGTTGTAGATGGTATCACATTTGCCTCAGGACTAGAGTTGTACTGTTATAAAGCCCTTAAAAAAGCAAAAATCCCCAATCAATACGAAGGAAAAACCTTTGAGCTTGTAGAAAAATTCAGGTTCGAGGGTCTCCTTATGGATAAGGGTAAAACAAAAGGTAAGACCACCTTTAAACAAAAGCCTGGTAACATAAGAAATATATCTTACACGCCAGACTTTATTAATTTAGAGGAAGGTTTTATTATAGAAACAAAAGGAATAAGAACTCCTGAATTTAAGATGAGGTTCAAACTGTTTTTAAAGTATCTTTATGATACTGATCAAAAATTAGACGTATATGTCCCATCAAATCAAAAGGAAGTTGACGCAACTGTAGACCTTATTTTAAACAGGGGTTCTAAAAAACGAGAGTAAGCTGCGTGAGTGCTACACATCTAAATCCTAGCCTTAAGCAATATGGGTTAGGTTGTTCTTGTATTCGGGGGGGGGTTGAGATTTGGCCGTCCATGTACCCCCCCAATACTTTTTTTAAAATAATATAGTAATGTTACACGACAGAGATGAAGCTTTAAGAGAAGCGTTAAGAAGATCAGACGAATCTAAAGATAAACTATTTGAATCTTGGATAGTAGACCTTGTAGATCCTGAAGACGAGGATGATTCCTGTGAGGATGGCTGTTGTGGAGATAACTGTGAAGCATGACAGATAACAAGGATAAAAAGAGACCCAAGGGTAATATTAAGTTTAACATAACTTTATCTGAAGAACAAAAGAAGGCTAAAGAAAGTATTTTAAACCATGCTTTTAGTTTTGTAATAGGTAAGGCTGGATCTGGTAAAACCCTTCTTGCTGTTCAGGTTGCTCTTGACATGTTCTTTAAAAGACAGTACAGTAAGATTATAATTACTAGACCTACCATAGCTACTGAGGATAATGGTTTTCTTCCAGGCAGTGAGAAAGAAAAGCTTGAACCTTGGCTTGTACCAATTATGTCAAACATGCGTAAGGTTTACAATAAGTCTGATAAGATTAATAGTATGGTTGAGAAAGGAGAGATAGAGCTTGTATCTTTATCTCACTTTAGAGGTAGAACATTTGATAGCTCTGTAGTTATAGTAGATGAGTTTCAAAACTTAACAAAGGCTCAGTTTCGTATGGCGTTAGGTAGGCTAGGTAAGGACTCTATAATGATATTCTGTGGAGACAATCAACAGATAGATCTTAAAGATCAAAACTACTCAGCCATACATGACGTTGCAAAAATAAAGGATAGTGATTTTGTATTCAAGGTTATTCTAGAAGATAACCACAGGCATCAAGCTATAGATGACGTTCTTAAGCTACTTAGTGGCTACTAATCCCAGATAACATAAAAGCATATAACTCCAGCAAAGATCTGGATTTCGTTGTATGGCATAGATTCTGTCGGAGCAAATAGTCTAAATCCAAACACTGCTCCATTAACTAATTGTATACCTATTTCCATACAGCTAATATAATAAAAAAAAAGGAGGGAACTACCCCTCCTTCTTAAACAACCAAAAAACTAATCTATGAATGCGAACAAAAAAGCAAACTGTTCCAGAATGGAACCTTAGAAAAGTATTACAAATTTAGTAATTAAATAATTAATTATATAATGTTTGTAAATTATTTAGCCTCTACGTTTATATAATCTTCTTGGTATCTAGATTTAGCTCTCTGATCTACAAGCTTTATAACTTCTTCACTAATTCTAGAATTTCTAAATATAGATAAAATATCATCACCTTCTATACTGTTTAGTATGCCTACACCATAAACATCAACCAGACTATTAATGTAGTCGTCCATTTTAGAATCATAAGTGGATCCTTCTGGGTTAGCTGTATTTATTAACATATCTTCATCTTTCAACACCTCGTAGCCAACTCTATCTATCATGTCTTTGTAAACGTAGTAAGTTTGTATAGACATATTCTTGTTTACGTTAATCCTATTTACTCTTAATCCAAAGAAAGCTAATGTTTCGTATACAGGAACTTTATCAGAATCAGCATCCATAGAATCTTTAATCCTTAAGCCTGATCTTACAAATCCAGGGCCAATTTCGCTACCAACATAAGATATAATACTAGCTATCTGCATGTGAATATCATCTGTAGGGTTATAAACTTTATTGCCCTTATTGTTTATAGCATCCATCATAACTGTTAAAGTCATCTCCTGACCTAAAAAGGGTGCGTAAACTTTTTCTAATATGTCTAACATAGACTCTTTACCAATATTAGTATTGAGATCATTAAACATAAGTCTCATTATATCTTTAATATAACCGACTCCAGATACGTTAGAAAAGTTTATGTAATCAAAGTATTTATCTCCTTGAGTTTGACCTTCAGTCTGCATAGATTCAAGCTCACCCCTTGAGGTAAGGGCGATGTTACCAGAAGCATCCCATTCAGGCATTACAGTTCGCATCATTCTATCTTCTACTTCTTCATCATCTTCTCCAAATCCAAATCCTGCTAAAAGAGATCCTATAGCCCCACCTAATAGTTGTATTGTGTACAGCTGAAGACTTTCCATTAAAGTCATTGTAGCAATAGTACCTGCAATTCTTGTAGCACCAATCTTTTTGATTTTTGAATTATTACTTCCCATCTCCTCAAATCCTAATGCTAGAGCATTTTTAGAGTTACGAACAGATTCAGCTTGGAAAGCAACGAATGAACCAACTAAAGCGTTACGACCTAGTAATCTTATAATACGAGGTACTTCGTTGTAGTTAGGATATAAGTTTCTAATATTTTTAGCAGCCATTTGCTCTGCTAGATTGACATCTAAACCAGCTTTTATGTATCTAGCTTTTTCAGACATAAAACCAAAGGCTTTCCAAACATCATCCTCCTTTTGATATAGACTCATAAGTCTGTCATCAATTTTTTTAATATTTCCTTTAGCCCCTCTACTTAACTTAGCCATTCTTTTAGCCACATACCCTCTTCCTTCATCTAAGTATTCTGATAAGTCAAAGTTACTATCGTATACATCGTTAGCTATACCTCTTATCTCTTGAAGTGAAGCTGAAGAGTTTACAACCCCTAGCTTAACTAATTTTGAATAAAAAGCTTTAAGCTCAGGATCTTTGAGAGATCTTACTGTATTAAAAGCTGTTTTAGCATCTTTGTACATTTCACCTCTAAACCCTATATGACCATTCATGGTAGCAAAAGCTGTGTTACCAACAACGTTTTTAAAATGAGTACCAGGATTCCAAACAGTAGACATTTTTTTGTTAAACAAAACAATCTTCATGTAAAAGTTAAGAAGCTCGTTGCCATTTTTATTTTCAACAACTTGATTCATTACAGCAAACATTTCTTCATCAACAAACTTACCTTCTAAAGATCCCCACTTAGATCCTTTTAACTCGTTTTCTGTAACTTCTAATTGAAAACTATCTGAAATAAATTTACCTTTACCAATATCGTATATATCTCTATACATCCTTTCAGCAGACACTGTTTTAGCTAGTTTGATAGCGGTATTGCTATAGTTAAATAAAGGGTTATCTATCTGACCCCAAAGGTCTCTAATCTCTTCAGGTATAACCTTCTTCTCTTTAAATATAGAGTTAACTCTATTGAGTCCATCAAGGCTGGTTGAGTTTTTTATATTATACAAAAACTCCTTGTCCTCTGTTAGTTTTTTGTAATTCTTACCTACAATATTATTAAGTTCTTTTATAGTAGCTGTAGGGTTTTCTTTCTTAGCTTCTTTGTATAAAAACTCTTTGGCTTTCTTTATTATATCGTTGTCTGTCTGCTCCCAACCCTTAGCTTCAAACTGTTTGTAAGATCTTCTAACGTAGACACCCATGTTTTCATCTACAGTAAACATAGTGCTACCCTCAATCATTTCTTCCTCTATAAGGGTTCTACTAAGTTGATCTATGTGCATTCTCATATCTACAAGGATAGACTTAATTTCTGAGTCTTCCATGGATCTAATCTCATCCATGTTATGAAGTAAATCGTTTATTTGATCTGATGTAAAGTCAGTACCCTCTAATGCTTTCTGTAAATCTTTACTGTTTTCTGAAACCCTTAAAATTTCAGCGTTAAGATTACCCCTACTAAGTACCATTATCTCTTTAACCTCTGCGTTAGAGTGCTCACCAATTGATTTACCTAAAAGTTGAGATAACCTTACCTTATAGCCCTTACCTTTATCTGCACCTGTCTTAGATAGTATTTTACTTAAATACTTTCCTGCAGCATAATCAGCCTTAATAACTGCGTCAGCAATATCCCAAGCTATAGTTGTTAACCCTGAAGTGTACACGTTAGCTTCTCCTTCCTCTTGAGGAGCTTGGAACCTAAGTGGACCAACCTTATCAGTGGCAGCTTTAAGTTCTGGGGTTAGGTTTATTACTGCGTTCTGATTTTTTGCCCTTAAAACACTTCCCATCATTCCTGCTAAGTCACCCATAGCTTGATCAACTATAGATTGTTTTGCATTTACTAGAGATAGAATCTCGTTCTGTAAAGCAGGCGAGGTAGTATATTTTTTTTGCTTTCCTTTATATTCTAGTTCATACTCAAAAGGAGCACCAGCATCTGCGAACTCTTCATTTTTATATAACACAGTAAACGACACTTGATCACCTCTATCCATGCTAGTTTCTAACGTAAATACTGATTGTATATTTCCGTTTTCAAGCTCAGAAGATGAAGTAACCTCAAAATCAGCTAGAGTGTAGTTAACAACAGCCTCATCAATAGAGCCAACTTCAAACTTAGAGCCTTTGACAAGTCTATCAAGCTCTTTGTTTATATTCTTAGGTATTATCTTATCATAGAACTCTGCTGTTCTACCATCAGTATGCCCTTGCACTCTATCAGACTGCTCGCCATTAACAAAGGCTATCTGATCGTAACCCTCTTTAGAGGCTTGATTGATAAGCTTTCTAATAGTTAACCCAACCCATAGGTCTGTTTGATTCCAAGGGAGATCTACTACAGCATCTTCAAATCTAGCGTCTTTCATCTGTAGTTGTAAATATCTCTGGTAATTTTTTAAATCCTCAGTTGGTTTTGAGTTGCTCATTCTTTCATTAACTCTCTCAAGTAATTCAAAAATTCTATAACCCCCAGATTCAAATAAAAGATTTTCTACCCAAGGATCTTTTATGCCTTTTACCTGTTCGTTTATTGCTCTATTATATATTGCTGAGAGATCACCCATTTCATTACCCTCCTCCTTAGTAAGAGGTGGATTATCTTTTTTAAATCCAAGTTTTTCTCCAGATTTTTTCTTATCAGCAGCTCTTTGAGCCCAATCAGACTGTATCTCTTGGACAAATAGAATCTTCTCCCCATTAGGACCAACTCTATCATCCACCCTAGCAGAGGCTATAAGGTTTTTCGATGCGTAGGGTAATCCAAAATAATGAGGGGCACTAAATATAGTTTCAGGAGATTTGTCATTTATAAGAAACTCTCTGTAGTTTTCACCTCCAGGAAGAACAGCTCCAGGATATTGGACTATTGTTTTATCTAAGATGTTAGTCTCTATCTGAGCCATATTGGTAGCTATCAACTGAGCTACAACTTCTTTAGGTATACTCTTAACCTTAGCTTCCTTTTTATAAGCTTTAAGAAGGTCTAATAATCCCATAGTGTCAACATCCTTTGAAGCACCTTTAACGCCTTTACCTATCTCCTTAACCCACTGTTCTGGTTGTCTGTTGTTATCAGATAACATAGATAAAGATATTAAAGAGTTAGGTGTATATTCCATATCGTATGTAGGAGCCTGCATTCTAATATCAACAACAGGTCTAGCCATCTCAATCTTTCTTTGTCTTCTAGATTGTGTTTGACCCTCACTTAATTTTTCTCCTGTTCTAGAATCTATCAAGAACTTATCAGCTAAGTTAAGTTCACCCCAAACTTCTGAAGCGTCAACAGACTCATCAAAGATCATTAAAGGCTCTCCCTTAACAACGTATGGATAAGTAGGATGATCTTTTATTTTATCATCAAGCCTAGAATCCACATACCCAGCTTCTGTATCTATTTTAATAGCAGATACTATAGGGTTACCTTTCAGATCTTTTATAATGTCTTGATTAACAGTGTTGTATATTTCTTGCATGGAAGGAATACCCCACTTTTCAAATATCTTACTCTGTATAGATTTTCTTATTATATCTTTTCTAACACCAAAAGCTTGAGGCATAGATAAGACTAGATTACTAAACTCTTTTACAGATTTAATCTTAGATGTTTTTATACCTTGATCCTTAGCTTTAGAGTCAAAAGACTTGATAGTCATCTTTTTATTAAGGAACTCTACAACTTCTTTTTTAGTAGCTCTCTTGTCTTTTATAGCCTGATCAAGTTCTTTCATAACGTAATCAAACATGTTAACGCTACCGTCAATAGATCCTGGAGCCATAGCAGTTAAGAAAACTAAACCATCACTCTCTCTAGCTGCGTTAATCATTCTAGTTGCTGCAGCCTTATCTGAGAATGCCCAAACACCTGTATCTTCTTGGTAAGGATAAAACACTCCACCATCAAACTCATGTTTAACTCCTGTTGGAGATACAACCATACCAGATGCTGACCTATCGGTTAACATAAGTAAAGCCTTCTGACCATTAAACTCTTTTATACTACCTCTTTTTACTTTTGATACGTCAAAGTTTGGGTAAAATTCAGGAGTCTGAAATCTTATCTCTTGGGTTTGAGTATTATCTGGTATGTTTATATTTACAACACCAAGGTCAGAATTGTTTTCTAATTTGTCTACTTGAAATTTAATAGACTCGTTAACCTTATCTTTATCAGCTTGTATGTCTCCAACCTCAAACTCTACACCTCCAACGTTAATCTTTCTACCATTTACTAAAGCTTCAGCTAAATCTGTTCTTAAATTAGATAAAGACATCTGGTTAAGATCTATAGCTTCAACATTTTCAAAAGGTGATGTAATACCAAGTCTAGATAACATTGCCTTTATAACCTCTCTAATTCTAGATAGTTTAGATTGACTATTTACAAAGTGACCATAAGCAGCGTCACCCATCATCTCAGCAAAAGCTTCCTCTATAAGTCCTTCTTCAGAGAGACCCTCATAGTTTGTTTTAGCCCAATCAAGGTAAGAACCCTTCATTCTACGACCATTCTTCATCACTCTTCTCTTAACACCACTCTCTTTAACCTCAGCTTCTATCCTATTATATAGAGCTGGATCAGACTTCTTAATGAAGTCAACCATAGGGTGAATGATCTCGTGGAATAAAGTGTTGCCACGAGCAGTCTCAAGGTTTACATATATAGTCTTGTCAGCACCTCTAAAGAAAGAACCCATTTTTTTAGAAGGGTCTTGACCTATGGCTTTTAATTGCTCCTCCATAGCTTTACTATTTCTAATAACAGTAACGTTAAGGCCACCAATAGAACTAAGTAGTTTAAAGGCAAAACCTAAAGCTCTTTTTCGATCTTTAGTTAAACCTTGGAATACTTCACTATCATGGTTAGGATCACTCTCGTCTAACTTGTGAATATTATCTGAGTTAAAGTTTTTACCGTAACTAGTTTTAAGTCTATTTAAACCTGAATGAATAGAAACTTTTCTTCCACCAACATTCATTATTGTTAAAGTATCCCTTTTTCTAGCGTCTGGTCCTTTAACCATATCACCATCTAAAGGAACTACACGTCCATCACCAAACATCAACCCATCTTTAGATGAGAAAATAGATTCTTGTTGAAACTGATTACCTAGATTTAAAGCAGTAGCGTTATCTATTCCTGTTACCACAAGGCTTTCTTCAGCAACCCCGTTATAAACACCTTGAACGGTATAATAAGTTGCACCAGCCTCATCTAGCATAGACTTAAGACTCTCCATTCTAGAGACTCTCTCTTGCTCTGTTAGACCTTCTTTCTCTGAAGTTAACACGTGGTAATCGTTGTTATCTATAACCTCTTGAGGTATCTCGTCAAGGTTTTGTTTTTTAGTGTTTATAAAGAGTTTATTGTTAGCGTATGATAAATCACTCTCTAACATCTCCCCTCTCTTAGCAGCATCTCTCTTAGCTTCAAAGTCTTTCATAGCGTTTCTAGCTGCAGAAACACTTTTAAACTTACCTTGAGTTATCTCTGATGTTTGAGATACTTCGCCATTAACCTTTATACCACTTTGGTTTTGAGATTGTACCACTGTTGGTTTTCTCTTACCGTCCTCCAACTGCTTTTTAACAGCGTCATACTGCTCTTGACTATCTATCTTTGTAGCGTCTACAGTTTCAGTGACTTTAGATACAGACGTGTTTTGAGATTCTACAGCGTCTACTATTTCTATATTGTTATCGTCAAGGATTTTTTTAGACTCAGCTCTAGCAGCTCTAGTACTTTCAGTAACGTTATACTTAGACTTCTTACCTTCAACCTCCATTTCAGAGATAGCACTTGCAAGACTAGAGACATCCTCCATGGAAACTTCGTAGTCCTCTTTACTAGCCTTCGCATCCTCTTTGGCTTGATTAATTTTTCTAGATAAGCTAGATACAGCTTTCTCTTTTTCAAACATCTTAGCTTTAGCCTGCTGAGCATCAGGTGCACTGTGACCATAAACTAAATCATCTATAGCCTGTCGAGCCACATCACTTACAGAGTAGTCTACTTTAAGTTTACCATCTCTAATTTGTTGTGCCACTTCTGGATCTTTAGCAAGGTTAATAGCCTCACCCCTAGATACCTCTCTTGTTTCACCCTTTTCGTTTGTAAAGATTACAGAGGTGTTGTCGTTGATTATGTTTAGATTTCTACTAATATCTTTAGCACCCCTAACTGTAGTATAAGTAAGTCCACCAAATAGAGTTGATATAATACCTGTATCTACCATCCTAATAGCAAACTCTCCAGAGTCGAACTCTTCTAGTCCAACTGCAGGGATGGCATCAGCAAGATACTGAGAAGCTTCTGTTGCTACCTCAGAAGACCCTTCTATGAACATAGATTTTTTAATACCTTGGAAGTAACTATCAAGTAAAATATTAGGATCTTTAATAGCTTTAAACCCACCAGCAGTTCTAGCAGAGTTTATAATTCCTTGGGTATACTTTTCAAAGAAAGCCTCTGAAACAGCAGTAACACCTTCGCTAAAGTGTATTTGCCAATCCTTTATATCTTCACCTTTTCTTCTTCTTTCTTTAAGTTCTAAAGATTTCATACCTCCAGCTGAGGCACCACCAAGTATAAGGGGAACTGTTCCTCCACCTGCTAGGGCTATAGATAAAGTAAAAGGAACTGCGTTAGCAATACCATTACCTGTATTAAAAAAAGCGTCATCAAAGTTACCGTCAAATATAGCCTTTGTAATAGATGACTCTTCAGGTATTCTAGTCTTCTCTCTTATATTCTCAGCGTAATCGCTAACCTTATTAGCATAGTATCCACCCTCTTGCATATATAAATCCCAGGCAGATAAATCTTCAAACTCTTCTGAATCAGTTAAAGGAGATGGTTTCATCCCTAAAGCTGCAGGAGCTTTCTCTAACTGCTCAAGAAAACCTGCACCTAAATCTATAGTTGTAGCTAAAAGATTCTGCCCCCAGTCACCAAACCTTCCTCCAGAATCTATTTGTCTATTCATAAAGTCTTCAACGTACTTTATAGCCTCGTAGCTTGGGTCACTTGGATCTGGAACTGTTATACTAAAGTTTACGCTTTCCCCATCTTGGGCAGCGTTAACATTATCAGTCTTCATCCAATAATCTAAAGATTCGTTAATAGAAGCTTCTTTGCCATCTATAGTCATGGCAGACATTCTTATATTGTGTGAGTCTATATCTGAATCCTCTAAGGCTTTAGAAAATTCTTCAGGTGATTGAGATGATTTAGCTATGGATTGAAACAAAGCGTTGTCATACTCTGTCTTTGCAGCTTTAATCTTTTCTTCGTTACCAGATAGGTATAGTTTTGAAGTAGCATCTTTCTCAGCTAGTTCGGTTTGTTCTTGGTTGTATTCTGACCAATTAGAAAACCTGTCGTACCACTTCTCAGCCCAAGAAGCTTGATCATCCTTCTCTTCTTGAGTCTTTCTTGTTGACTCAACCTCTTCCTCTTTACTTTTTGCTGATAAAAAATCATCGTAATTTAACCCTTGAGCTTCAAAGAAAGGTCTTTGGTCTTCCTGTCTAGCTATCTTTATCTTCTCCTCGTTGGAGACACCATCATAACTAGCTAATCTTTCCTCTAAACTAGCTTGAACGTCTTGTTCCAAAGAAGATTGACCATCTTCCGACACTGATGGAGAAACCTCTGTATCCACTTGGGCACTCGCACCTTGAGGCATAGAAGAATCTTTTTTTTTTAACCTAGACTCGTATTGCTCATAGTCACCAAGGTCTATACCTTTTCCAGAAACAGTATCGTAAAAACTTTTACGCATATCTTCTGTTTCCATTTTAGCAGAAAAGTCATCAAATGAACCAACATCAAACTTAGTTGAAATTGCTTCGTATAGTTTTTTTAAATCGTCATTCATTACCATTCAAGTGTTTCTGTAGCTCCACCACCTTGTTGAGATGATTCTAAATTAGAATATTCTATTATTTTAGCACCTGTACTTCCCTTCTCAAATTTATTCTTAAACAAAGAAGAGTCTAGCCTACCTAAAGGAACTAAGAATGAAGATCCTTTGTATTCCATTACAGCTACAGGCTTGTTGTCTTCAGTTAAAGCAATTCTTTGAAGATTAGCTTCAATACTGTCTGAGTCAGAGTCGTACCAGTTCTTGTTATATAAGAACGTTCCTGGAGTTTCTTTGTCCCCAACATTCTGACCTTCAACACCTTGCAAGTCATCTAAGAATACTGAAATCTTAGTCACATCTCTCAAAACAGCACTCTTATTATCGTCAAGTTTAACTGAGATATTATTTATGTTTTTAAGTTGTTCTGACGGACTCTCTAATAAAGATATAGAATCCTTAGATAAAGCTTCTTCTCCTGCCTTTTTAGCTGAAGGTTTAGATCCTCTTATAGGACCTCTGTCTTCGTACTCTCTATCAGCAATTTTTTTGCCTAAATACTCAGCGTACTGGTCAGATAACTCCTTATTAAAGTTTTCACCTTGAGGGTCTAGTTGACTCATTAAAGTATCACTAGGAGCTGTAATCTTTTCAAGATCTCCGTTAGCGTTTTTGTAAGCCTCTAAAAAGAAAGCTTCTTTACCTGTCATTCTTTCACCATCTATAGTAAACTGCTCACTATTATAAACCCTCCCAGCGTTTTTATCGGCATGTTCTCCATTAGGGTCTACCCTTAGTTTTGTAATTATCTCTTTTGTAGTTTGATTTTTTTGATCTTCTGATATACTAAGATATTCATAACCATCTTTTCCTGGAAACTTCCCCTCTCTTTTTTCATCATCTTTCTCGAAGTAATCGTCATTTGCCATGTAAAAAGGAACAAAATCACTTTGGTTAACCATAGATTGAGCGTCTATAGGGTAAACTTCTAAAGCTTCGTCTAAAGTCATATTACCACTACTAACTTCTTCTTGAATCTTATTGTAGTTGTACTGATAAAGATAGCTACCATCTTCAGCTAATTTAAGGTCTTCTGCGTTACCTGCAGTAACAAGATCATTTAAAGATGTTAAATCAGTACTTATATTATCATACTTGGTTTTAGTAGTAGTAAGATCTCTTTCTATATCTGTTTGCTGACGCTTAAGATCGTTGTCGCCATCATATATAGCCATAGCGTTTTCATTAGCAAAGCTTTGATATTCACCAACCTGCCCTTGAAATAAATCAACCAAAAAGGAATCCATGCCCTTTATATTGTAATCTTTTATTTCGGCTTTAGATCCTTTTCTCCTAGCTTCCTTTTGCCTATCAGCAAACTCTTGTTTTCTAAGGTCAAGCTTTTCTTTTTGTAAAGCAAGTTGTTGTCTGGTAGCTTCCTCCTTTAAAAGGTCACGATTGTTTTTAAGGACTGTACCTGTGAAAAATAAACCATTACTCATTTTCTAGTATTTAGATTTCATGTAAGCACCAACTCTAGCTTTTACTTTAGATAAGTATCCACCACCCATCATTTTTCTTTGAGGTGCGTCAACTCTACCTTTATCATTAATTAAGTGCTCTCTGTAGTTTTTAATAAAGTCAATCTCAGCCTTACTAGTTGAGTCTATGTCGAAAGAAAGTTTATCACCAACATACTTAACTAATCCTGCAGGGTTTGTTGGGTCTTCGTCAAAAGGAAGCTCTCCAACGTTTCTAACTTGATCAGCGTTACCTTTCATCACTCTAACGATTTCTTGAGCTCTATCTTGATTTAAAGGTGGTACAGTAGGTTTTTTAACTTTACCTCCCTCTTGAGCTTCACTATCATCATCGCCTATAACGTTCTTATCGTATTTAGCAACCAAATCCTCCATTAGTTTGAAGGCTGCTTCTTTGTCTCCATCTTTCAATGCAGATCTAATATCGTCAACATCATCAGGAGGTAATATAAGTTCTCCACCTGTAGCTTCACCAACCTTCTCTCCATCTTGAACCATGTCAATAGGGTTTTCTTCGTGGTCAAACTCTCCAGGAGTGACCCCACCATCTTCACCTATCTTTCCGCCTTTTTCTGTTTTTACTAATTTTGATTCCTGATATTCTGCAACTCCACTAGCTACATCTTCAAGGCCACCAAATATATTTTGTTCAGCAGCAGCTTTTTGACCTTTAATACCTTCCAACTCTGCTCCAGCAACATCCAACCTCTGCTTCTCTACATCTTGCTGCTCTTTAGCTAAGTTCTGCATAGCTGAAGTTTTAGCTCTTTGTTGCATACCCATTAAGTTTGTACGCTGTTTTGCAGCTTGACTCTCTAGGGCTTGAACACCTGCTAAAGCGTTTCTAGGATCTTTAGATAAAGCACCCATAGCAGAAGCCCTATCAGCAGCTTGCTGACCTTGCATCTGTTCTATGTAGCCTTGATCCATAGGTTGATCTGCCATCTTTTGAGTGGCTGAACTAACCTGTCCTTTTAACCTATCTTTATCAAAATCTCTTTCTTCTTTTTTGGCCTTTCTGGCTTGAATACCACCATAAATCATTTTACCTAACCCAAGGGCTGCAGTTGCAGCCCCAACAAAAGCTTTAGGTGTTTTTTTATTTTTATTATATTTTATCTTAGGTTTTACTCTTCGTGCCATGTTATTGAATTTTTACAAATGTACTATTTTTTTTCTTATTATTTATTACTAAGCTCGCTCTTATCTACATCAGCGTTAGCAGCGTACAGGTTAAACTTATATTTTGATAGAACTGCAGGTCCTGGGTGTTCAGTAGTTAATGTTGTCATCATATACTGACCTTTCATTTTCTCACCCTCTACTCTACCATTCTTAACTACAAATAAAAACCCTCCAGCTTCTTGATCGTCTGGTTGAGAGTAGTTTAAATCAGCAACAAAACTAATAGAACCTGAACTTAAATAATAAGGATAACCAAGGAATACAACTGTATTGTCTAGTCTTCTAACGTATAACTTGAAATCTGTACTAGTAACTTTTCCTGTATCAATTGATGTAGGTTTTTGACAGACAAATACAGTTCCTGTAGGTGAAAACGCATTATATACAAAATTATTGTTAACTAAACCTACATTAAAATAATTACTTTGATCGGTTAAAACATACTCAGCACCAACAATCATATTATTTGGGGTTATCTTATAGCTTATACTATTAGAATCAGCAGTAAAAAATCCACTATATTCTTTCAAAACAGACCCACCAGCAGAAGTAATCCCTGTAATTGGTCCGATACCAGAAATTTCTGATCCGTCACCTACCTCACTATAATCACCATATCCTGATAACTCATCCCCACTAGTGTTAATCATAGACTCAACAAAAGGAATGTTAGCGTAATGAACCCCTTCTTTTGTTTTGTAGTCTAAGGTTTCCATGTGGTTACCTTCAACCGTAATATTAATATCCTCATTTAAAACAATTAAGCTATTTGAAACAACAGATATAACAATCCTATGGATAAAAGTGTAAATATTGTTTTTATCTAGCCCAAATATTTTAACCAAATCTCCTTTCTTTACTTGCTCAAAGAAGTTAACTCCAAAACCTTGAATAACATTGTTACCTGACGTTTCAGACTCGTATTTAGAAACCGTACCATCAACTTTTTTATAGCCAATATCTGTTGATATAACATTTTTATACCCATCACTTAATCTACTACCCTGAACAACCTGTCCTATATTAGTGTACATAGAGGCAAATAATTTAGAGTCACTCTCTAAACTAATAGCGTTAAAAGATTTTACAGAAGAAGGCTCAGCGTTAAATGGAAACTCTATATGAGAGTCAAACTGCTCACCATAAAAACTGTTATATTTTTTATTAACCTTGTTAAGGTAATGATCTTCAGAAAGAGCATATATGTCCTGATAATGTCTATCAGTCATATTGTGTCTATATAATCTCCCCTCTTTAAACCCTATAAATTGTCGACCAATTCTAGCGTAATACTCTGGGTAAAATTCGTAAAAAGATGTCCACCTATTTACTTTCTCGTTAAAAGCAATAGTTTGATTACTATAAATAAGATTTACTCTTTTGTTTTGATACTTATCAATAGAAGAGTTCCAGAATCCTCTGTCACCACCCCATAAGCCTTCTCCTCTATCAGTGTAAACATTAGGGAACGTTACAATATACTCATCGTACTTAGGATCGTAACCTGCAACAATATTAAAGACTTGATTCTCAGTTTGTTCAGGGTCATGAATAGTATACATTTCACCAAGGTCTCTAAAGTAATCTCTCATACCACTATCAGAAATTACTGTTAAACCGTCAGCTGACAATCTTAAAGCAGCACCCTTTTTAATATCAATAAAATAAAATATGTTACCAAAACTAACAATACTTTCAGGTTGTAAGCAACAACCATACTCACCTTGATAAAGGCTTACATAGTTACCTATTACGTTTGTAGATAACGAAACTAAACCTTCACCAGAAGCTGTATTAAGAATATCCTTCTGAACTAAAACTCTACCAACTTTATTCTCGTGGAATATAAGTAAGTCGTTATCCCTCATTTGAAGAGATTGTATGGACCCAAAGCTTTTATTATAATCAAAGTAAGGACTATTAGCAGGGTTGAATGAAGATAACCCGTTAACAGAACCTGTACTAGAATATGTTTCTGAGTAGTACACAGTTGTATCTAATCTTCTTTCAGCAGCGTTATTGTTAACAACGTTTATCCTACCTTTACTGTAGTGGTTTGTCCTATGGAAATCATTAAGATAATAATCTTCAGGGAAGAATACCTCTTGAAGACTTCCAGTATCTGTGGTGGCCATACCTCTAGGTTTAAAGTACACATCTCCATTAGAGATATTTATAGTAGCAGGAATATCAGATATTCTCTCACCAATTTCTTTATTATAAGTAAAGTCTGATCCTTGAGATGAGTCTCCACCATGTCTTCTAGTAAGGAAACCAGCACTTAAAATAGGTATTTTATCTCCTATCTCGTAGTAAACCATTAAGTCCTCATCTAAATCTTTCTTAGGTCTATATATCTCTGCTACAAGCTTGTTATACCCACTACTTGCGTAACTAAAACCTGAGTGTGCTATATTAATAGTTTGAGCAGCATTACCAAATTGAGCAGCAGTCTCTCCAGGGTCGTTTATTCTTAAGTAAAAACCTTCAGTGTCACCGTTAACATCTATTGGTGGCTCTTCGTTTTGAAGGTAAAGATCCATACCTGCAATCTCTAAGTCTATATATTCTGAGTACTTAAATCTAGAGTTGTTTGATTCAAAACTTATAAATCTAATTCTATCTCCAGCAACATAATTGTAATTTAACTTAGAGTTGTTAGCTTGATTGTAACTCCAGTCTTTACCTTTTAAAGCTCCTAAATTTAAATATATTTGCTTGTCGTTACTATCAGTAGCAACCTTAGCACCAACAAACATCATTTGAATAAAGCCTGGGAAATCGCTATCTGGATCGTTATCAATAGTTGTATTTCCTGTGTAGTAAACCTGATAATGAGTTGCCCACGTAGGAGGTTGATTATATATATTAAGAGTAACTTGAGATGGTGTATTTAAAGCAGGTCCAGCAGACTCAGTAAAGAACGGATTGTAAGGTCTTGTACCGTTTAAAGGGACACCACCTACTGCTGTTACGTTTGAATAATCAGCAGCTGTATTAACAAAAGAACATCTGTTTGTCTCGTCAAAGTAAGCTATACCAAAATTATGGAACGCCCCTGTTTTAAACGAAGATAATCCTGGATCACCAGATAAAAATACTGATTCATTTGTAGGTTGCCATTTATCCTTATCACCATCAAGATTATCCCAGGTACCCGCCATAGAAAATGGATTTTCGTGGTCATATTTAAAAGTAATCTTTAAAAGAGGAACTCCACTATAAGAAGGATCAAATTCAGCCGAAGTAGTATGGTTACAATCACCGTCATCAGTTGAAAGATTAGTGGTTCCGTTTCCTGCGTTTATAGTTTGAGCAAGAAAGTTTCCTAGCTCGTTAATTGTTTCTATTCCAGTAACGTCTACTCCTGGTAAAGAAAAACTACCATTTCTTTTTTGAGTACCAACAAGTGATAAATCAGTTTGCTTTTGATATTTCCAACTATAGTTTATGTAAACCGTCTGTGTTTTACCACTAGAAAGATCTAATCCTCCTAAATACCAAGCTTGAGTATGTTCAGTCTTACCGTCTCCTCCACCAAGATTGTTATTAAATAGCTCTGCTGGGCTAGATTGTAAGTCTGTAAACCCACCTTGACCTGACTCTGCTGAAGTTTGAAGTGCAACCGAAGAGGACGTTAAAGTACTGCCCTCTGGGTTATCGTAACTTGAGTTAGCTACTATATTAGTATTATCAAATCCCTCTATAATATTACCATAAGCAATTCTATTGTTAGATAATACAGTCTGTGCTTTAGCCACCTTTGGGACAGCATCATAAAGCTTGTCAGAGTCTTTTTTATCAACAAAAGGATAGGTACCGTTATTATAAAAGTTTATAGCAGAATTTATATCAGTGTACTGATATTCTGGTAGGTACTTGTTTTTTGCTTTCTTAAGGTATTTTACAAAGTTATTTGTCACGTTATCAACTAAAACAAACTCACCATTGTTACCCTTCCTAGCTACGATCTCTATATCCTTAACGTCACCAATACTATCATCATAATCTACAACTATCTTGTTTGCTATAGCAGCATAGTCCTCTGCGTCAACAGCAGAATTTAAAGCAAATATAGGGTCAATTGCAATATCTGATATAGGGCTGTAAGAGGTTTGCTCATTGTCTACATGAACGTATCTATATTTAAACTGAAACACGTTATCAAGAATGTTGTTAGCAGCAAAGCTCGTATCTGTATTTATAGATATAGAAGGTTTATGAGTAGGTTGATGTTTTACAACGTCAAAGTACTTCATCTTATCTTCAGTAGTTCCAAAACTAATCAAAGGAGAGTAAGCATCTGCCAACCTATTATCAGAGTAAGGGTCAGCATATAATATAACACCATCTACTGGAGTAAAGTTACCAGGCCAAGGAGAATCTGTGATTATACCTACAGCAAGTTTACCTCCAAAGGTAACAGGAGAAGCTCCGTTACTATTTGTAGCTTGATTGTAAGGAGACGTTAAAGTAATAGTATTACCAACTATAGTAGATATTTGATAGTAGTAAGGGAAATTGTTGTTAGCAGAATCCTCTATACCTATCCAATCTCCCTGGTAATCATCTAAGCCATGGTCAATATTTGTTGTTACAGTAGCACTAGAGTTTGTTACTATAAATTCAGTTCCTACGTTAGGTTTTCTAACCACCCCTATAACTCTAGAGTAACCGTTTATACCTGTAGCTGCAGCACCTGAAGTTAATCCAAGTTGAGCGTAAATATCATCACCTGCTGATAGAACATGATCGTTAGAACCAATACCTATGTATACAGTTGATACACTACTTCTAATATAAGCGTCTTTAAAAACAAACCTAGGACTGTTTATGTTTTTTTCGTTTGCTTTTGCAAGCTCAACGTTTATTTTTCTAGGTCTATTGTAGACAGTACTACTTAATCGAACATTGTCTGTCCAATAAAGAATATCGTCAATTTTACTTACACCTGTTATAAGGTTAGAGTCGTAAAAGTTTAATATACGATTGTTAGATCCGTCACTAGAAACCCTACCATCTTGATAAACAGTTTCTACTGAGTCACTCATTAAATCATACTCTAGTATGCAATCATACTTTTTATTATTTAAAATTTTATTCTCTACAAAATAATATATTTTATTCTTAGGCTTATCTTCGTAAACTCCAATACACTTATAACCATCAGCAACAATAGGTATCTCTTTAGTAATACCAGTCACCTTATCTTTTATCATCCTTTTAGCAGATCCGTTTAATATTCTAGACCTGTTATATAAAGGGTTTGAGTACCTAGATCTAGCATTCTCTACTGCAGTAGCAGTTCTTTCGTATAAAAGATTTGCGTTTACAGTACTTGTACCAGCCGATATGAGTTGAATTTCATTAATTGAAATATTAGAAATCCATCCAGTAAATCCACCTGAAACCGATTCATCTGATCCTGATGTAGGTGATCCATATATTCTCAATACATTTGCCGTATAGCTATCGCCAGTTGTTATAACAACTTTGTGATACTGATTAGCATAGCCTGGAGGCGTAGAAAAATCATTTATTACAGCAACATTTTCACCAGGAAATGCCTCCCATCTTCTATATCTTTCTTCATAAATGGCCTCGTTTGGATTCTCATTGTTATATAGCACAGAACTTGCTGTGTTTGCATGAGTAGAACCAAGCGAATTATCACCAAGATCAACAGAAAAAGCTCTAGCCGTATTTTCATTATTAGAAGCAAAATGACACCAACATTGAAATGTTACTTCATAAGTTGTACCAGCCTGTAAAGTTAAATTTGGAGTCTTTTGTAAAACATCAGTAGGACCTATTACAGTTTCGCCATGGGCCCAATGATCTTCGGCTGATACAAAATTCCAAGCATCCGTTCCTGTAAAACCTGCTTGTCCACTTGAAAAATCTTCCTCAGATCCAGTATTAGTTATATTATTAGTTGCAGAGGAAGAGGATGTAGCTGGAATCGCCAAACTTTCATTATAAAGATTTACATGAGTTAAAGACCCATCTGGATCAAGAGCTTGTGAGTTTGTTCCATCATCGTTTGCAGTGTGAAATTGCCAGTTAGGATCTCCAGCTAAAACAGATATAGTAAAATGAAGACCCCTATCTATAAGGCTTTCACTACCGTCAAAAAACTCATAGTTTTCTGTTATAAGAGGAGAACTTGCTGTAGATAAAACACTTGAACTTCCAAAGTTCTTTATAGAAAGTTTTAGTATTGTAACGTTCTCAGTTCCTGAGCCTATAACTTTAATGTGATCGTGAGGACCTAATGATCCGTAAGTACCATCCTGATTATGACTTTGAGGGCTGTTATCAAATAAATGACAAGAACCTAAAACACCTGCAGCAATGTTGTTTCCATTATCTGGAACTAAGTCTATATGACCTTCATAACCAGGTAAATTGTCATTTAAATATATAAGCTGTACTGCTCTACCTTCATTAAAAAAATCAAAAGTATGAGAGTTTTGAAAAACGGAATAACCATAAAGGACAAAACTGTATTCATTATAAACATTACCATCCCCTTGTGCGTTTGCTTCCTCTACAAGTAATAACTGCTCTTGAATAGCTGTTATAATATCGTTAAGTTCTTGTGAATCTGTGGCATATTGTTCGTTAAAATCAGCTACTACAGTGTCATTGGTAGTTGATATTAGGCTTAAATTACCTAAAGCGGCACTTAAAGATCCTGCTGAAAAACTCTCAACACTTGAAGATAAATTATATAGCATACCTAACAAGGAGACAATGTTTGAGGTTAATTCTCCTACCTCAATCAGAAAATTACTAGAAATTAAATTACTAAGATTCTGAACAGCATCTAAATCAGTTTGACTAATGCCATCTTCTGGAGTTACCGAAGCAGCACCTGCTGCATAACCAACTGAGTAAGAAGCATCTACATCAGCTTGACCAATGCCATCTTCTGGAGTTACCGAAGCAGCACCATCTGAGTAACCAGACTCATAAGCAAATAAAAGATCATCCTCACTTGCAGAGTTAGATAAACCAACTATTGAAGATACTAATTGACTTTGCATGTTTTCAAAGTCCCCTGATATAGCTCCAATTGCTTCATCTGATAAGTTTAAATTATCAGGAACTTTAAATAAATAAACATTGTCTAGGGTACCTACGGAATCAACAGGAAGGCTGAAAGTAATTCTAGCATTTCCAATTCCCTCTTCATCAAGGTGAGTGTTAGTAATTCTATAAATAAGTGTTCCGTCAGTGGTAGAAATATTAGGGTTTGACATATTTACACCTACTGGAACATAATCTTCTGTGTTTTGAATAGCTATAGGAACAGATGTAGTTGATGTTAGTTGACAAGAGAATATATATTCTCCTGGTACCCACGAATTATTTTCAAGAGGTATTCTAAAAACCCTCATGGCATTTGTAGAAAATGAAAATACTCCACCTTCAACACTTGTTCCATGTGGAGGGCTAATATTACTTTCATCATCGAAAGTACTGTTTGTAGCTAGATTAGTTAAAGGATTCTGACCTGTAAGGAAATTTAAAGCTTCATTAGCAGTATTTAAAGAATCTTGAACGACAGCAACTGCAGCATCTAAATCAGCTTGAGAAACACCATCTTCTGCGTTGTCAAGGGCGGCTTGAAGATCAATCTCAAGACCGTTAGCTATAGCAGTTAGAGATGCTACGTTATCAGCAGCAGTTGCTAGGTCAGGATCTGCTGCAATTAAAGCATCGTTAGCAGCATTTAAATCAATAACTGCTTGAGAAAGATCTGCACTAAGACTGTCTAAGCTTGCGTTTATAGAAGATATTTGAGCTGTTAAAGCATTGTTATTATCTTGTAAAGCAGTGTTTTGATTTGTTAAATCATCTATTTGATTATTTAAATTATTTATTTCATCTATACCATAAGAGGCAGCTAATTGATCTTGAAGATCAGATATTTCATCGTTGTTAGCTACTATTGTAATAGCATTTTCATCTATTGTAGTTTGTAGATTACCTACCTCAGCAGCATGTGCTGCAGCATTTGCTGCTGTTTCATCTGCGTGTGCAGCTTCTGCATTAGCCAAAGCAGTTTCTGCAGCCACTTGTAAATTATACGCATCAACAGCATCAGATTCAGCATCTGCAAGGAGGCCATCAAAGATTTCCTGTTGATCAGCTAAATTAGAAACAGCCTGTTCTGCATCATGTATAAGTTGAGAATTAAGACTTGAATTTTCGTTAGATATAGAATTAGCATTAAGAAGAATAGTACCGTATTGATTCACAATCTGCTCAAGGACAGTTTGATACATGGTATAGTAAGTCTGATCACTTAAACCCGACACGTTATATATACCTACAACTTCTCCTGATTCAGCGTCTATTGGCACGCTAGTGTAATCCATATCAGATGGAATAAAATCAAGTATATTATTTGCAATAGCTTGCAAATCAGCATGTAAATCTATTAACTCACCAGAGCTACTTTGAAGGTTAGTGATTGCATTTTGAAACTCAGAAATATTTACAAATCCCTGGTCTCCACCTATACTCTCATCTAAATTAACTATAGTTTGAATAGCCGTCTCTAACTCTGTTATTTGGTCATTTACAGATGCGTCAACATCTGCATTAGAAAACGAAGCATTATTTAAAAGAGCAATTAATCCACTTATTTCAGTTGTTAACCCACTAACACTTCCACTTGCTTCGTTATAAGCATTAATTAAATTCTCTACAGTTACACCAGGGTTTGCTTCAACAAGAACATCTGTATCTAAAGCTATAGCTTCTTCAATTTCAAGAAGAGTCTCTTGAGCAGTAGAAAGATTATTTTCTAACTCATAAAAATCATCTAAAGTATCTGTGCTTATCTCTTGAAGGCTAAAGTTATCTAAATCTAAAATACGATCATTTATTCTTAACCTTATTGCAAAGATAGTTCCTGTAGCTTCGTAAAAAATAACTTTATTTGTATCGTGGAGGCCACTTACACTTCCTACATCTACCCAACCTGACCCATCATAATATTGCAGTAAAGAGGTTGATGGGTAGCCAGCAACTGTTGTTGACGAAACCACATCAAATTGAAGCCTATAGATTTTTGAAGACTCCGTAATCTCTGATGAGTTTTCTGTAGTATTCCAAGCAGCAACAGACGTTATTTCATCAACAATAGCATCAAGCTCTCTTCTTAGCCTTAAAAAGCCATTTCCATTACCTGGATCTTGAATAGATATATCTTCCCCAGTAGCCTGGGCAGCTCCAAAACTATTGTCACCATCATAAAGCCTCCAACCTAAACTACCATTTAATAGAGAGCCAACTGAAGTAAAGTCCCCATTTGTAATTAAATTTTGACCTACAGCGTTTACTACAGTGGCAGTAGCGTTTTCAAGATTATCTAATGCTTCATCTAATTCGATTTGTAACGCAGCTAATTCAGCAGCAGCAGAAGCAATACCTTGTGCTTCACCTGATGCAAAAGCATCATCTACCTGATCTTGATTAGAACCTAAAGTATCAAACAGAACAGCAAGAGATTCATCATTTGCAGCAATAGCCTCAGCTAAATTTGAAGCACTACCATTTATTAAGTTGTAGCTACCTATCGCTTCTGATGAGTCTAACGCAAGAGCATCGTTTAAAGATGTTATAGTAGCATTATACTCTGTGGTTAAACTATTAAGTTGATCCTGAAGAGATGCTATAGTATTATCTAACTCTTCTATTTGATCGAGATAATCTTGATTACCAGCAATTATATTATCATAAACTTCTCCGTACTGAATAGTTTGAAGTAAATTAACATTAACCCCACTAAACCACTCTAAATCTCTTATAGATGTACCCTGTTCATACTGATCTATAACAGTGGCTACATCAGTACCAAAAACTAAATCAAAATTATGAGAGGCTCTAAATTCAACTATAAGACTACCTACAGGATTTTGATATTGTCTTATTGATACCCCAGACATAACTATAGTATCTTGTTCTGCAAAATCGTTAGCTATAACCAGTTTAAATAATTGGTTGTTTTCTACTGCTTCAAACTGAAAGGAAAAACTACTGTCAGTAGATGTTACTGCAGGGCTAATATTGTTTCCATCTTGAGTTTGAAAAGTAATAGAATTACCTGAAGAAGAAAAAGTAGATATGTTTGCTTCTATTCTGTAGGTCTCACCTTTAACTATACCTGTAGAGGGAACAGGGAAAAATATCTCCCTATTAAACGCACCCCCACGACTAGGATTTGCTATAGTTATAGAATCGTTAAGTATAGCTACACTAGGATTAGAGTCAATAAAGTTAGAGTTAAACCTTCCGTAATTAAAACTAGAAAGAGAGTCGTAAGACTCTACAACAAGAAAGTCACTAGCAGAAGCTTCAGCACTAAGGTTTGAACTCCTAGCAACACCTAATACAGTGTTAGCACTAAAGTCAGTTGCAACGTTTTGATTTGCTGTAGATATAGTATGAGTTACAGAAGAAGAACCTGAAGGAACAATTATCTGAGTACTAAAAGGAACGCTAAGCTTATCTATAAGTGAGGCAGCTATTTCTGTTTGATCACCGTCAAACTCAAAAGGATCCCCACTATTAAAGTCACTTTCAAAAAGACCAAACTGATCCACAGCAAAAGGTATAGCTTGAATAGAGCCATCTTCATTTTGAGCAACACTAAACATTTTAAACTCGTTTAGAGGATCTTGAGCTGAGGTAGGATTAAAACCAGAGATAGTCATCTGAACCTCTGTTATGTTTGAGTTCCCACTAAAAACATTTATATCCCCTATAGGGCTTCCATCATCATTCTCAGCAGTACTTGATACAAGGTCTCCATCTACAGTTATTTCAGATAGTTCCTCTTGAATCCCTGAGGCAGACCCTAGAACTACCTGATTTCCAGGTGCCATAATATCTAGGCTTCCGTATGTAAGGTTTTCGTCAAGAGTATTACTCCAATATGTAGGGGCAATACCACCACTACCTAATTCGCCTGAAGCACCAATTGTTAGGTTTGAGTGAGAAAAATCAAGTTCAAAACTTACATCTGGAACGTTTGATATTATTCTTAAAATAAATAATCTAGATCCATCAAGAGGTTCAGTACCATTCATTTCAGTTAAAACACCTGCATTATAGGCATTTATACTAGAGCCATGTATAACGTATAATTCTGAACGACCCAATATAGGGGTTGTTTCTCCAGATACAGAATTTGTAGCTAAAAGAGGTATATTCTGACTTAAAGTACCATTATCAGGATTAAACCTTGAATGTAAATATGCTGAAGTACCTAAGGCTCCATTTAAACCTGCCCAACCAAGATTACCTGAAGGTAAGTTTGAAAATAATGGAAACAAACTTCCTGAAGCGTTTACATTAAGAGGTGCAAAACTATAAGTTGCATTATAAACCTCTTTACCAGAAAAGATAATATCTTTATACTCAAAATTTTGAGTTACTGTAACTACCTGATCATTTATTACCTCTACTATAGTTTCTGACTCGTCTATAAAGTTATAGTTAGTTTCGTTAGTCCCCTCTATATTCTCAACAGACCCTGAGGTACCATCAGACGAAGCAATATTCCTAATGTTTTTTGCGTCTCTATAGTCACCCTGCTTAATTAGGCGTGGTTCAGAGTCTTTATCCATCCCACCCGTAAATACTCTTTTATCTTGTGCCATTGTAAATTATATCTTAGGAGATTGCTTAAACGCTTTTCTAGAAATCTGCATAGCAGCTTCTTTATTAAAGTTCATCATTCTAGCTCTTGCTAATCTTTTCTCGTTATAGTAAGCTCTTTTAGCCATTTGTTTCTCGTTAGCAGGAACGCCACGTTTTCTTTGAATGTATTTGTAGTATATGTAACAACGTAAAGCCTCCTCACATAACTTATGAACTCTAGGTCCAGTACCAGCAATCCCTTGTTGAATTAAAGTTTGAGAGGTTACAACTTTAATTGTGCTTACACCAACAGTTTGACTAAGATTATTATTAAAGTTTGCGTCCTCAAGACTAAGAGGGTATGGATCTGCAGTTATATCGCTATACGTTAAAGTAACTATGCTTGAACTTGTAAAATGAGATGCTTTTATTTTATTACTTTTAGGAAATATATCCAAATGAGAGTAACCCCCGTTTATCGCAGTAGAAAATTTTTCTGCTACTACTGCAGCATCATCTTCTGCTGCAATTTTAATGTGTGAATGAGTTGTTGGAGTACCAGTTGTAAAAACATAGCTATAATAAGATGAACTCGAATCAGCTCGTGGGATTCTTAACACAGATCCATTTCGAATTTTATCACCTGTTGTACCAGCAGAATTAAAATCAAGTCTTATAATATGATCTCTTGGTTGTTGACCCTCTGTTTCGGATTGGTCAGATCCTAAACCATCAGATATATACTCCATAAACACTGTTTTACCAGCTACATCTGAAGAAAAACTTACAGTATTTTTATCTCTATTTAACCTGTAGTATCCTAAAGAATTTTTCCCTCCACCTACACCAAACTTTTTACCTATGTCTGTATGGTAGTAAGGATTGTTTTCGTTATAAGAATCATCATTAATAAACGATTGTGCACCTGCATTTAAAGATAAATTAGATTTATAACCTAAAGGATGAATCTCATCATTATCATTCTTAAAACCAATTTTAATCATTTTTACATAATCAGTAGGCAAGGTACATTTAAGAGTAGTAGTGTTTATAAATAATTCCTTTGTTTTAACACTTTGCTCAACATCAAACTTAAGTTCTCTTAAGCCTTGAAGTGCTAATAATCTTAACTGATAAATTTGTGCGTTTTTATCATAAGACGTATCATCTATCATTAACTGAAAGTCATTTACGACCTCATCTATATTTGTGTAATCTATTGCCATAATTAACTATCTGATTTTATCTCGTTAGATTGTGCGTATTGCACAACTTCAGGCTCTCTAATTGAAACTCCTAAATATTCTAATATTTTTACTACAATCTCTCCATGACACCTAACAGATAATTTAAATCCATTTGATCCTGAGTGGTTGTAAACAGGTTTCCCCCCTATAGTAACATAGTTCCATTTTGGCGTATTTTGATTCCTGTAATGGTAAACTACAACTTTAGTTATATTTTCAGGAAAAACAGAAAACACTTTAGAAGCACCTGAAGCATCAGCCCCAAGTAGAGCTATAGGGTATTCCATAGATGGTTTTACCAAACTACTTCTAAGGATTTGATTCACATCTTTTGGTTCTACAATATCTACAGGAATGTTAGTTGAAATACTATGCTCCTCATCTATGTGAATAAACATAGACTCTACATAATCACTAGTTAAAGTAAAAGTTGACCCAAGGTGGGGTGACAGTTTACTAACTCCAGTGACAGAAGACCCAACTAAAAACGTAGCTATATCTTGTCTTGCTAACTCTGGAGATAAACTCTCCCCGTATATTCCTTGAGATCTTTTTGTAGGGGCTTTCTCTTTTACTATAGAAAGTCTTTTATTATATAATTCTAACTCTGCTTGTTTTGCCAATAAGTTAAATTCAGAGGGTGCTATAAAACCTCTCTGTTCTTTATTTGCAAAGGTTTGCACGAGTCTGTATACTTCATCAATCGTCATTATTGTGTGTTTTATTCCCTAGCAAAAGTACGAAATAAATCCGTATAACAAAAAAAGGGAGACCGTTAAGTCCCCCTCTTGTATATATAGCATTAATACATTATCCATTAATCGCTTTTAGTCTACGCTCTATCTCAGAGTATATCTGCTCTCCCTCACCTTCAGAGCAAAAGTCTACCATTCTCTCGATAGGCTTAACTCCAATTGCAGGGACACAAATAGTATTACCTGAAGATACCCAAGTTACACCTGATTTCTTCATAGAGATAATACCTGATTCCTCAGCCATTAATAAAAGTTGTTTCATCTCTGTACGAGGATCATTCATACCTGCTAAGAAAGCTGTAGGATTCTTTTCTGCTTGGATCTTCATATCCCAGCGAATCTCATCTACACTCTTATTGGTATTAACACCTAATACCTTAGCATACCCTACAAGCTCATTTAAAGGCATTTTAAGAGCACTTTGTACAGCATCCATAACATCAGCTACCTTTGCTATTTTTTCTTGTGCATTTTTTTCATCATCCTTCATTGTAAATAAAATGTTTTTAGATTTTATTCTATGAGGATTACTACCGTTAGCGTTGCAAGTATCTAAATACTTTTTAAGAGTAGGGTTAGTGTGATCTACAAAAAGAAAACCATTATTAAAAGATATAGGTTCTCTCATTCTAGCCGTTTCTGGGTGGTCGTCTACAAATATAGAGGTTTCACCAGGAACGTATCTAATCTTTCTATTTTCTCCTTTTTCAGGATCAAATATAATATCCTCAGCCTTTAGCAAAGAAACTATAGGGTATTGAGGCATTCCATCTCTTCTTTTAGATTTTGATACTAATTGATAAACAGAAGGCTTATACTCTTGTTTCTTATTAGTAAATTGAGGAGTGAATTTTTTTTCTACTACGGGAGCTTTAGCTTCGACCTTAGTAGACGTAGGAGGCGTAACAGCCTTACGATTTTTTGTTGGTGTCATAATAATTATTTTCTAAAATTAACTTAAAGTTTTATAAAGGAGGGGATTGCTCCCCTCCAGTAATATAATTAACTATTGCTAGTTATTAGTCAGCATTTTCAACGTGTAATACAGTAGCACCTGTAACTCCAGTTAAGTCGCTACCAGTGTTTCCAACATACCCATCAAATATTTTTAATATTGCTGAATTTTTATCATTTGAAACATGAACCATTTGTTCAAGAAGATTGTCCATTACAGCCTTTTGACCATACTGAGCACAAGCTAAAATAACAACATCTACATTATCACCTTGAGCGTCATCAGCATCTCCACCAGCTCCAGTTGAAGCTTTAGGTGTAAAGAATAAACTTACTGCATCATCATCGTCAGTTACAGCTCCTTTTTGATCAGATGTCCCAGAACAAGCTCCTCTAAAAGAACTAAACGGATAATAAGTTGATCCTGTTGCTTCATCATCTTCAGTAGCAGCAGCTCCACCAACTCTTACGAATAAATATTTTTCTACCATTTTCTTATGTTTTTTATATATTAATAATTATGATTTTTTGAACAATAAGAAACGGTTAGGAGCAAATCCTTCAAAACCACGCTCAGTTCTGTAGTTACAACGTAACTCATCAACACCGTTAGTTTTGTTTTGTAGAATAGCACCACCAGTTAACCAGTGCTCCATCTCACGAGAGTATCCGTTAGCTGCTTTGTATCGCATTCTTAACGAAGGAATCTTCTCACCAGACTTAGCATCTTTTTGTGAATCCATAGGAATACACATTCCGTAACCATTGTAGTTAAATCCAGTACCACCTAACAAGTCAGGACGGTTAAATAGGTCGTAAGTTTTCTTGTGGAAAGTGTAACCACCACGAGAGAACGAGTTGAAACCTAAGTTCAACGCCATGTCTTTGTTATTAGCGAAAGTACCATAGTTAGCACCACCAGCTGCGTAAGCACCTTGAGAAGCTAATAAGTCATCAATATCTAAAGATAAGTTAATACCAGCGTAAAGAGCCATCTCTTTTGCACCTCTGTATTTGTCTAAAGACTTAACAGCAGCATCAAAGTCAGCCATAGTAATTGCTGAAGAACCAAGATCCATAGATTGACCTTTGTTTTCAATAAATGGTAAAAGACCTTCTGTTGTTACAACTTTAGAACCAGCACCATCAGTAGCACCATCATCTAAAGTGCTGTCACCAGCTTCTCCAATAATCATTGCTAATTCAGCATAATCTTGAAATCTTTGATAAGTATCAGCCTCACCTTGTAGGTACCATAAGTAACCAGAACCATGCTCAGGAGAGTTAACCTTTACATAAACTGCGTTAGTTGCTTCAGAACCTGAAACAATAAAAGATTCCTTGATAATTTGACACTTGTTTTGGTATTGATCTACACGAGGAGTAATACCACCTGGCTGATCAGTTTGCTCTGCGTAAGCATTACCTACAATAGCAAATGATGTATCAGAAGGAGACCCAGCTAAAGCACCTGTAGAAACTAATTTACATTGGAAATTATCTTCTGGTTGAGAAGATGCAGAACCATCAGCTTTACCAGTTACATAATACATAACTCCTGTGTTACCTAATAAAAGGTCACCATCACGAACTACTGTATTACCAGAAGCGTCTCCTGTGTCTGTAAATGAAGTACCTACAGTTAAATCATTACTAGAGATAGCACCTGTGAAGTGGTTATGAAGAAGAGTTTCTTCATAGTGCTCAAAAGTTTGAGCTTGTGTTTCTTTTTTAGAACCTAAAAGTTCCATTAATCCAGTAATACCTTGATTACCGTATCGCTTAATTAGTTGCTCATCAACGTCACGCTTATGTAATGGAATACCATCTGTACCATCAGCGTTAATTAACGTTGAAGTACCAACATAGTTAGATGTTGTTGCAACTGCTACATTAGAAGGTGTTGCCACCATCCCTGAAGCTAAACTTACTGTTGCCATTTTTTTATAATTTTAAATAAAGTAATTAATTTTCGTTTTTAACCAAGTATTTGTCGTCTCAACATATCTAGAGTTGACTCCTGTTTTGTAGGAGCTTCTTGTTTATCCTGAGTAAACGAAGGATTCTTAATCTCATTAATTACGCTTTCTGTTCCTTTGCTTCTATACTGATTAGCGACACCCCTAACAATCTTGTCAATATTGTTTAAGATGTACATATCCGTATTCAAAGCGTCAAAGTCCCAGTCGCCACTTTTATCGACATACTTATCAAAGAAGTTTTCTAGGTTAGAGTTATATCCTTTAATCTCCTGACGAGCATCGTCATCTAGATTATAAATAAACTCATCACCTTTGTCATTCATAGAAAAAGACAAACCTTCTAGGTCGTCAACTGTCCCTTCCATTTGAGATAACCATTCCCCTCTTTCTGCTTCAGATACAGCAGGATCG